CGCCAGCAGATCAGCGACAGAATGATTTGCAAGACCCCGTGGACATTGGAGGAAGTCTATAAGGTCTGCGATGCATTATTTATTCCAATAAAAGATGTCAAGAAGTTTTTCCCGCCAAACGGTGTGGAAAAGAAGGAGGAACAACATGGAAGCAACAACCAACACCTTTATCCGGTGGTTTAACTCGGATGAGATCGTACCCAGCAAGGACGGGCATTACCTGTGCCAGACAAATCCGGGAAGATACGCTACCTTGCCATTCAGCACCAAGCATCAGGTGTTCAATGTCAGCAAAGATAATGTGGATTGCGCTATCAAAGTCCAATGGTGGGCATCCCTACCGGAGCTTCCGCAAAAGGAGGTACAGGAAGATGAGTAAAAAGGAGTGGCTGCAGGAAGCCTTGGCCGTAGTCCTCGGAATGGGAGCCATCTTCGTAGCAGCGGCTATCCTGCTGCTGGTGAGGTAAGGCCATGGAGCAGAACGAGAGGATAGCAATTATCCGGGAGAAGTTCCCCGGTTATACCAAGCCGCTGGACAGTATGTGCAAACGGCCGGAGTATTATGGCATCCGGCGTACTGCAGAAGCGGAAGCTCTGATAGCGGACAAGCCCGGCAGGAAGCGGGAAGCAAACTATAAGCTGTCTGTGCGTATTCCTTTGGGTTATGTGAATATGGCGGAGTTCCGTCAGCAGCTTATCGAAATGGGTTACTGCAACTTCACAGCATGGGTTCTGCGCTGTATCCGCCGTCAGCAGGAGGAGTACAAAAAAAGAAAGGCCCCCGCAAAAGACGGGAGCCAATCCACCACCACAACTATACACGATAAGGGGAGGGATGTCAAGTGATCGTCTACAAGGGAACCGATAAGGATATGAAGTGCCGAGGCTTCCAATTTGATCTTGGCAAAGAATATGTGGAGGAGGAAGCGAAACTGTGCAAAAAAGGTTTCCATGGATGCGAGTACCCGCTGGATGTGTTCGCCCATTACGCCCCGGCCGACAGTCGGTTTTTCGTGGCTGACCTAGATGGCGTGACGGACGAAGAAGGCGATGACAGCAAGCGAGCCGGAACGAAAATAAAGCTCCGGGCGGAGATCGGAATTGCAGGCATCGTAAAAGCTGCGGTTGAGTACACAAAAGAAAAAGCAGAGAGCAGCAAAAATCAGACCGGCAACCGTAGCGCAGCCACCAACACCGGCAACTATAGCGCAGCCACCAACACCGGCGACTGTAGCGCAGCCACCAACACCGGCAACTATAGCGCAGCCACCAACACCGGCGACTGTAGCGCAACCACCAACACCGGCAACCGTAGCGCAGCCACCGTTGATGGAAAGGAGTCTATTGCAATCGTCACCGGAGTTGATAGTAAGGCATCCGGCGCCATTGGATGCTGGCTCGTCCTAACCGAGAGGGGTGGCTGGAACGGTAATACTTACCCCATCAAAGAGGTGCGAGCTGTAAAGGTAGATGGTGAGACCATAAAACCCGGGGTATTTTACAAACTGGAAAATGGGGAGGTCGTGGAAGCATGAACCCATACGATATCCCGGATAGGCCCATCCCGAGCTGGGTGGATAACTACGATGATAAGCCGCACATCTGCCCGGAGTGCGGCTGCGAGATCAACGAGACAATTTACATTAAGGACGGCATGGTCATTGGCTGCGAAAACTGTGTTAAGCGGTTTGACGCCAGCGATGCGGACGCTGACAGGTACTTTGATGAAGAACCAGACAGATATTAAGGAGGAGCTATGGAGAACTACTTTCGAGAATTGAACAGCATCAACTGCTCTGACAAGACAGAGAAGAAGAATGGCCTTACATACCTTTCCTGGGCATGGGCCTGGGGAGAAATCAAGAAACTGCACCCGGATGCGACCTACACCATCTACGAGGATGCTAACGGCCTGTTTTACCACACAGACGGTAAGACCTGCTGGGTTAAGACTGGTGTAACCGTCAACGGCATTGAGCACATCGAGTATCTGCCGGTCATGGATAACCGCAACCGCTCAATCCCGGCCAGTGATGTTACCTCATTCGATGCCAATAAGGCAATCCAGCGTTCCCTTACAAAAGCCTGTGCCCGTCATGGCCTCGGCCTGTATATCTACGCTGGCGAGGACTTGCCGGAGGGCGCAGAAAGAGAACCGGAGCCTACCGAGTATTGCATCGATTGCGGGCAGCAGATCACCGGTATCAACAAGCGCAACGGGGAGTATTGGCCTGTAAGCGAGATCGCCGCCTACAGCGTCCAGCGGTTCGGCCGCAAGCTGTGCCCGAACTGCCAGAAGAAAGCCTTTGCCGCCGAAAAGGAGGCCGAGAAGAATGGAGCTTGACCTGTGGACCGAGCTGCAACAGAAATCGGCACAGCTTAATACAGCCGTTAAGACCTTGCGAAATTCGGGAAGCGAGTATGCTGCTGCGGAGCGGGACTATAAAGTCCTTCTCCGCACCGAATGCTTAAAGCTGAAAGACGAAGGTGTTGCCATCGGCCTGATCGACAAGACCTGCTACGGGATACCGAGCGTGGCAGAAGCACGGTTTAAGCGAGATGTTGCCGAAGCAGTCTACAAGGCGAACTTGGAAGCCATCAACAGCCTTAAACTGCAAATCAGGATCATCGATAACCAAATCGGCAGAGAATGGGGACAGGCTGGGAGGTGTGACGGTTGAAAAATGAATGGGGCGCAGAGCTTGACAGAAACGGTTACGCTCCGAGCATCGTACAGGCCGACACATCCAAGTGCTTTTTGTGCCAGAGGTCAGGCGTTAAGCTCGACCGGCACGAAATCTTCGGCAACGCCATGCGGAGCAAAAGCAAGCGCATGGGCCTGTGGGTGTCCCTGTGCCATGAGCCGTGCCATCTGACCCATGCACACGGCTGCGCCGAGGTGATGGACTGGCTGCACCGGCTGGGCGAGCAAGCCTGTATCGACAACTACGATTTCACTATCCCGATGTTCCGGGAGGAATTTTATACGAACTATTTGGAGGAAACAGAATGCTGAACAAAGCAATCCTTAATGGGCGTCTGACCAAGGCTCCCGAACTGAAGCAGACCAACAGCGGCAAGAGCGTATGCGGCTTTACCATCGCCGTAGACCGCAACCGTGACCGAGAAAAGACTGACTTCGTACCCATCGTAGCATGGGGCAAGACCGCAGAATTCGTGAACCAGTGGTTCGGCAAGGGCGACCTCATTACCATTGTGGGGCGCATCGAAGTTCGCAACTACGAGGACAAGAACGGCAATAAGCGCACAGCCACAGAGGTTATCGCAGAGGAAGCTCTTTTCGGCGGCAGCAAATCTACCGGCAAGGCAGAGGAAAAGCCCGCAGAGAGCGAGCAGGGCGGATTTGAAGAAGTCGAGGGCGACCCTAACGACCTCCCATTCTGACGGGAGGTGAGGAGGAATGCCGAATAGATTGATAAAGGATAGCTTCCGCACAAGCGACAAGATAGCATCCTTAACGGATTTCGAGTTTCGGCTTTGGGTAAGTCTTATTGTTTCGGTAGACGATGCAGGGCGCGGAGATGCCCGCCCTGCAATCATCAAAGGCAACGCATTCCCGCTTCGGGAACGGGTTACTGCAAAAGATATCAACGATGCGCTCCACGGTTTGGCGGCCAAAGGCTGCGTTTCCCTCTACGAGGTGGACGGGAAGCCCTACTTTTGGTTCCCGACTTGGGCCGAACATCAAAGGATACGAGAATGCAAACCCAAATATCCCGACCCGCCCCAAAACAGCGGCTCTACACCGTCTGCGGAAATCTGCGGCGAGTTGCCGCAAGTTGCGGCGGATTGCGGCGAGCTGCGGCCTGAATCCAATCCGAATCCGAATCCGAATCCAAATCCGAATCCAAGTACCCCCCATGCCCCCCAAGGGGGCCGGTTTACCGAATTTTGGGCGCAATATCCCAAGAAAGTCGGCAAAGGCGCAGCGGAAAAGGCTTTTGAGCGCATCAAGCCGGATAAGCAGACCTTTGACCGCATGATGGATGCCATATCTGCACAGAAGCGAAGCCGCCAATGGACGGAGAACAACGGCCAGTACATCCCAAACCCTGCGACATGGCTGAACCAGCGCAGGTGGGAGGACGAGCTGGCACAGGACGGAACCGACAATGTGTTCCTGCAGATGTTGAGGGAGGAGGGAGAGCATGACCCGATCTGAAACACTTGCAATCATGTCGATTTTGAAGGCTGCATACCCCGGCTACTACCGGGACATGAAGCGGCAGGATGCCGAAGCGGTGGTGAACCTGTGGTCGGAGATGCTGGCAGACTACCCGGCTAACCTTGTGGCAGCGGCGGTTAAGTCCCACATTGCCAGCGACCGCAAGGGGTTCCCCCCGCACATTGGGGCTATCATAGCCGCTATTGGTGAGATCAACAGACCGGCGGAACTCTCCGAGGGGGAAGCATGGGCGCTGATTGCAAAGGCCCTGCGGAACAGCAGCTACAACAGCGAGAAAGAGTTTGCAGCCCTGCCAGAGAACCTACAACGGTTGGTAGGACACCCCTCCCAGCTGCGGGAATGGGCCAGCATGGACACCGGGACAGTGCAGAGCGTGGTGCAGTCCAACTTTATGCGCAGCTACCGGGCAAGGCAGGAGAGCGAGCGCAAAATGCAAGCCCTGCCTGCGGATATCCGGGCAAAGCTGGCCGGTATGGCAGAGATAAAGCAGCTGCCCAGCTATGACATAGCGCTGGCGGAGCGGATGATGGAGGAGAATGCATGATAAACAATGCTCTTTTTTCAAGCACTACGGATATGTGGGAAACACCGAAAGATTTGTTTGATAAGCTTGATGAAGAATTTGGATTTCAAACAGATGTGTGTGCCATCAAGCAAAATGCAAAGTGCAAGCGCTTCTATACCCCGGAGCAAAACGGGCTTAAACAGATCTGGACAGGAGTGTGCTGGTGCAATCCACCTTATGGCAGGGGAATTGAGAAATGGATGAAGAAGGCATACGAAAGCAGCGCAACGGTGGTTTGTTTAGTGCCAGCAAGAACGGACACCAAATGGTTTCACGATTTTGTACTTGGAAAGGCGGAAATAAGGTTTATCCGAGGTCGGTTGAAGTTTGGTAACAGCAAGAATAGCGCACCATTCCCATCAATGCTGGTTATTTACCGGAAGGATGGAACGCCATGAAAATCACGATCCCCGAAATTCCGCCATCGCTGAACAAATACGCCGGGCGAGCCAACGCATGGGACTACCGGGCAGAGAAACAGCGCTGGCTGCAGCTGTTTGTTGCATACTGCCCCAAGTGCAAACCAATGGGCAAGGCGGTGGTGACCATCACCTACTACTTCCCCACCCGGCACCGGCATGACCCGGATAACTACAACGGCAAGATGCTGATGGACGGGCTGGTACACCGGGGAGTAATCGCCGATGATAGCTTTGACCATGTGGAGTTAAGGCTTCGGGGAGAGTACGACAGACAAAATCCGAGGACGGAAATAACAATCGAGGAGGTGCCCTAATGGGGCAGAAGGAAATAAAACGGCAGAAGCCTACTTTTGAGGGGCAAAGTGCCGAGGAATTTATCAAGCGCTGGAACGCTGTCACCAAAGCCATAAAAATGCGCGCAGAGATGGCCGAGCAGGAAAAGGTGGTGAGTTATGATGTCATACGATAAAGCGTCTCCTAACGCCAAAATCGGCTGTTCTAATTCAAACGACCCGGAGTTCCTGGAGAAGCTGGTGCGGGAGGGCAAGACCAACAGGGAGATTGCCTTAATTCTCGATCTTGATTACGGCTCTGTGGCCCCAATCTTGTCTCGCTATGGAATCAAGAGAGACCCCAACCGGCCATGCAAGAGATGCGGAGGGCCGATAGGAAGCACCAACACCCGGCAGCTGTATTGCAAGGAGTGCCAAAAGGCCATGGACAGCATCCGGGCCCGCAAAAGCAGTATGAAAAAAGCCGAGCCGAAGAAATGCGAATACTGCGGGAAGGACTATTTCGGCCAGCCGGGACAAAAGTACTGCTCCAAACAATGCTACAAGGATGCGGCGGCATCCGGTAAGTATAAGCGTCCAAAGAATTGGATAAAGCGCCGGGATGGGAAAATCGACATCGAGATAAGGGTTTGCGGCAAAACAACAGAGCGCAGGGAGAGCGTGGACTACTACGAGGCCCGGGGGATTTGGCACCGTGGCTGGATAGGTCAGGGCTATGCCGCCTTAGTAACGGTAGACGGCCACAGGCTGGAGACCCTGCCGCAAATAAAGACATTTTTCGGATTTAGGAGGGATTCGCTATGAGGAACTGGACGGCAGCGGTAGTTACGATAATCTTAGCTGCTTTCTGCATAATCGTTCTATCGGCTATTTCGGCCGAAAGGTGGAACCATGTGGATGAAGTTGCCCAGGCGGAGATCACCGCAGAGGAACAGGAACGCCGGGAGCAGGCAGCCTACTACAAAGGCTGGCAGGACGGCAAGCAATATTATCTTGAGAGTTTTGGAGGGATAAACTGATGGAACCTGTAATTAACCCGTGGTTGTTTTATTTGATTGATATTGCGAAAGGTATTAGAGCAGTATCTTTATTTGCTTCTTTTTGTGGATTCATTCCTTTTGTCTATGGATTGGGAGCAATGGTGAGAAATAAAGAATATGGAAACGACGATGAAGATTATTTGAGAGGAAAGAGAACCTTCAAAATATCATTGGTCATTTTAATTATTTCATTGGGAATTTTTATTTTTATTCCCTCTTCCGACACGATTTTGAAGATGGTCATAGCTAAAAATGTAACATACGATGCAGTAGACGCAGCAAAAGATGTTGTTGTTCAGGTCTATAACGATATTTTGGCACTGTTCCAAAAATAAAAGGAGGGATAACATGGATGCTGTGAAGTTTATCGAGGAACGCAACAGAATGTGCGAGAGTTTTTGTGCTGGATGTATAGGATGCCCTGCTTATAATGAGTCGCGCTGTGTGGTTAGTAGTGCGTCAACGCTGGACGCTACGGATCAGATTGCTATAGTCGAGGAATGGTCAAAAGAGAACCCGTGTAAGACGCGGCAGAGTGTGTTTTTGGAGCACTACCCGGAGGCGAGGCTTGATGAGTACGGAGTACTGCGGTTTTGTCCGTCTGATATTTCCGCGGCTCACAGATATAGCGAAGGGTGCGGATACCCAGAACAAAGGTGTACAGATTGTCGTCGCGAGTTCTGGATGCAGGAGGTAGAATGATGGAAAATTTGTTGCAAAACATCGCCAGCGGGCTGTGGATTGTGTTGGGCGTGTACTGTTTCTTCGGGCTCAGGAAGTGGAACAAGCGGTTCAGCGAGTTGTATGACGAACTGAAAGAGGAGGTGGAGTGATGGAATGCACTATTCTGCAAGGCGACGCGCTGGAGCTGCTGCGGACGCTGCCGCCAGAAAGCGTACATACCTGCGTGACATCCCCGCCCTACTATAATTTGCGAGATTATGGAGTGGATGGGCAGATCGGGAACGAGGCCAGCGTGGAGGAATACCTGCAGGCGCTGGTTGCTGTATTCCGTGAAGTCCGGCGGGTGCTGCATCCGAATGGAACACTGTGGGTGAACATGGGCGATAGCTATGCTACCAATTCGGGGAACCAGCCGCCGACGAACACCCGCAATTCCTGCGGACACACCGCAAAGCGCATACCGCAGGGGTACAAGAAAAAAGACCTGATCGGCATACCTTGGCAGTTGGCATTTGCCCTCCGTGCAGACGGTTGGTATTTGCGGCAAGACATCATTTGGCAGAAGCCGAACTGTATGCCGGAGAGTGTAAATGACCGATGCACGAAGTCACATGAGTACATCTTCCTGCTGTCAAAGTCAGCGCACTATTATTTCAACGCGGCGGCAATCAGCGAACCAGTCACATCGGCCAAGGGAAACGCAAGGACATTTCGAGGCGGCGGAGCCTATACCGGCGGTCGATCTCACGACAACAGCGCACAGGTGGAGCGTGAGAGCCACGGGAACGGTGAAAACAAGACGGGGCGCAGGAACAAGCGGAGCGTCTGGAGCGTAAGCACAAACGGATTTCGCGGCGCACACTTCGCCGTGTTCCCGGAAAAGTTGATCGAGCCGTGTGTTTTAGCGGGTTGCCCAGAGGGCGGCGTTGTACTTGACCCATTTGCGGGCAGCGGCACAGCAGGCGTGGTGGCCAAACGCATGGGGCGCGGTTTTGTGGGATGTGAGATCAATCCCTCGTATGTAGAAATGGCCGCCAGAAGAATAGCGGAGGTAGAGTGATGGAACGAATGACATTTGAGGGGAACCTCTGCGACATCGCGCAATGCCGGGAGATTCCGTGCCCGTATAACGGCGCGTGCTCCCAGCGTAAAGTGTGGGAGCGGCTGAAAGCCTACGAGGACACAGGGCTGGAGCCGACAGAAGTACTCAGTATGCATGGCGAGTGGTACGCAATGATGACTGTGCTGAACAGCATCGGCGGAGGTTATGGCCGCTTACGCGAGCTGGCCGAGGCAGACAAGGAGGGGCGGCTGGTGGTGCTGCCGGAAGGAGGAGAAAACGATGGCTGAAGCTGAACGAGAACTCAAAACATGCCCGTTTTGCGGATGCGACATGAAAATCGAAGCTGTAACGATCGATCATATCGAAACTGCTTTGCTTGTTGGGAATCCTCGGCATAAGGATGGGTGCATGATTGGCGCTATGGCATCGCCGAGAAGCAAAGACATTGACAAGCTGGTCGGATTTTGGAATAGGAGGGCTGACAATGGCTGAGTATATTGAGCGTAGTGTGGCGATTGCCAAGTTGACCGCTTTGGAAGTAACCGAACCAAACGCCATGATGGCAGATGCGAAGCGGGTGCTTGCGGATATGCAAACGGAAGATGTAGCTTCCGTGGTACGCTGTAAAGATTGCTCTTGGTACCAATCGGTTGACGATGATGGTGATGATTTTGAGGTATGCAATTATTACAATAGGGAAGTAATGGGTTCTCAATTTTGCTCTGAGGCAGAGCCTTACAAAACACCGGAAGAGAAAGCCGAATTCCGCCGAATTGTTGGCCTTGATGAGGGGGCGGCAATGGCTGAATACATTAACAGAAAAGCACTGCTTCAAAAGGCATGGGACGCCGACACTCGCATTGGCTATGTTCAAGTTGTCGATGTAGGGGATATTCTTGATATGCCCGTTGCCGATGTAGCTCCGGTGGTGCATGGGCGGTGGGTACATCTTGGCGGAGACGAGTGGTGCTGCTCTGCGTGTGGCTTTGTCATCACCACCGATGGCAGTTGGGATAAGCCTACTAAAAAATATTGTGAGGATTGTGGTGCAAAGATAGACGAAAAGGGGGATGTCTATGATTAAGCCATACATCAAAAATGAAACTGCAGTGGATATTATCTGTAGTATCTGCGACAGAATGTATCCTGGAATGGACTGTGAGCCTGCCGACTGTGAGTGGATGAAGATGCTGGCGGAGGAATCTGTTGATGCAGTGCCGGTGGTCAGATGCAAGGACTGCAAGTACAGAGATGGCACGCCGGGGCAGCCGAATATACTTTGTGCGCAGATGCACGAGGACGATTTCTGCTCCTACGGCAAGAGAAAGGAGGAACCACATGATAGACTACAAAAAGACCTGTAAGTGGGAGCTTGCCAGGTATTACGAAAAGCTCATGGCCATCGACAGCCTGCAGGACGAGATCGATACGCTGACCACAAGGATGGAGGGCATCAGGTCACCAACAATGGATGCCACGCCTGTACAGGGAGGAGGCTCGACCGCCGAGGAGCGCATAATAAACGCCATCTGCAATAGGGACAACCTCACCGTCAACCATGAGCTGGTTAAGTGGCAAGTGCGGCAGATGGACCGTGGCCTGTCTATCCTGACCGACCAGCAGCGCAGGATACTTGAGGTGGCCGTCATGCGGCGTGAGTACAATGCCATCGATAGATTATGTGACGAGCTGCACATCAGCAGGTCGGAGCTGTACCGCAGGATGGACGAGGCACTAAAGAGATACGCTATTTGCCGATACGGTGTGACCGAGCTGTAAAACTTGGGACAAATTCGGGACAAAATAACGCCTTACATAGTGTATACTTATATCGTGGTAAAACACAGACTTCCCTTGACATTCCTCCTGGTGGGGAGCCGGGCCCCTAATCCCGGCGATCTGCTCCCGTAGCTCAATGGTAGAGCAGCTGCCTTGTAAGCAGCGGGTTATAGGTTCAAGCCCTATCGGGTGCTCCACCTTCATGTTTTACCTCCTTCTTACGGGGGCGCCGATGCCCCGTTATCCCATCGGCCGAAGATACATGACCTTCGTAAAAAAGGTGCCGCGCTGGCAGACCGCAAGTTCGCAATAGTCTGCCTTACAAAAAAGCAATCAGAGAGTACCGAAAGGCGCTCTCTTTCTTTATGCCATAAAGGAGGGGATACCTATGGATTTAATAGTCCGCAAAATCCCGCAGAGCGACACCATCAAGGTGTATCCGGTATCTGATGTGCATTTGGGCAGCATCCTACACGATAAAGAGGGCTGGCAAGCATTCTGCCGCCGGGTAGAGCGGGAGGATGCTTATCTCATCCTTGGCGGCGATCTCATCAACAACAATACCCGGAACGCGGTGGGAAGCCCCTTTGAGGATTATATCCGCCCGCGGGAGCAGAAAAAGATGATGGTGGAAATGCTAACGCCCATCAAGAGTAAGATACTCTGCGCGGTATCCGGTAACCACGAAGCGAGGACAGCCAGGGACACCGACCAAGACATTATGGGCGATATCATGTGCAAGCTGGACATGGAGGACTACTACGCCGAGGACATAGCATTCCTCAAGCTGGAGATTGGGCGCAGGGTAACAAGAGATATCCCTATCACCAGCTATACGATGGCTGTTACCCATGGCTCCGGCGGCGGCATTTACACCGGTGCAACGGTAAACCGCAATGAGCGCTTCGGCTACACCATAGAGGGCATTGACGCTCTGATTGTTGGGCATACCCACAAAGGCACCATCAGTAAGCCCAAAAAGATCGTGGTGGACAGCAACAACAATGTTATCCGTACCAAGCAGCTGGTAGTGGTTAGCTGTACCGCATGGCAGCAGTACGGAGGCTACGCAGCCCGGAAGATGCTGCTGCCCAGCAGCGAGAGCGACCATGAGCAGCCGCAGACGCTCCTGCTGTGCGGGAACAAGACAGGCACTAAGCGGATAACCACGGTTTGGTAACAATAATTGGTAGCCCGGCATAGTAGACACCGGGAGGGACAGGGCGGGTAATGAACATTGTATTTGATTATAATTCTCCCAGGTGGCGGAGGAAGCGCCAACAGATATTAAGGCGTGACGGATATATGTGCCAGCACTGCAAGAGGTACGGAAAGGCGGTACAGGCTACAACGGTGCATCATATCAAACACGCAGATGAGTACCCGGAGCTGGCTTACGAAGATAAAAATTTAGTAAGCTTGTGTGAGGGCTGCCATAACAAGCAGCATCCGGAAAAAGCAACAGCAGCAAGGGGCCGTTACTGATACCCCCCCTATCCGTTGCGCCTTCCGCCTGTCTATGGGGACCGGCGGGGGGAACTTTTTCCAACTCTACGGTATATTTTTGAGAAAGGGGAAGCCATGACAAAGGAAAAATGGGTTGAAACTATCGAAAAACAGATGGAAAAACTCGGTACGGCCGACCCATCTTATCAATCTGCGGTAGAAACGCTTGCAGAGATACTGGAACAGCGGGATAAGACCAAGGCCGAGTTCAAAAAGTCCGGCGGTAAGTCCGTCATCGAATATACCAACAAAGGGAACGCCACAAACATGGTAAAAAACCCTCTGTTGATTCTGTGGGACGACCTCAACAAGAGCGCACTGGCATACTGGCGCGAATTGGGGCTTACTCCATCGAGTTTCCGCAAAATGACCGGCGGAGTGAAGGAAAAGGAGGAAAAGGGCGGCCTTGCCGCTGCTCTTGCCAGCCTTGAGACAGATTAAGGGTAAGAACTGGCCCGTAGTCCTTGAGTATGCCGAAAGCATCAGAGACGGGAGAAAGGTCGCTTGCAAGGAATTGCGGCAGGCTGTTGACCGTTTCTTTGCTGACCTCGATAATGACGAGTACGATTTCGCGCCGAAAGGGCCGGAGTTCTGTATTCAAATCATCGAAAAGACCCTCTGCCACCAGCAGGGGGAAAAGCTGGACGGTACACCGCTCCGGGGAAAGCCGTTTCTGTTGGAGCCGTTTCACAAATTCATCATATACAATCTTCTTGGGTTTAAGTTGAAAGGCACCGATGTGGTGCGGTTTCATGAAGCCCTTATTTTTATCCCTCGAAAGAACATCAAAACCAGTTTTGCCGCTTCCCTCGCATGGGCGCTGTCCCTGTGGTACCGGCGCAGCGGTTCCAAAACCTACATATCGGCCGCGGCTCTGATGCAGTCCCTTGAAAGCTTTAATTTTCTGGATTATAACATCCGGCTTATGGGCGAGGACGAGAAGCATGGCGGCGGTGTAAAGATCATTGACAACAACAACGAGCACTCAATGGAGGCAGAGCTTCCAGACGGCTCGTTTTTTATCCGCGCTCTGGCTGCAAACCCGGATGCGCAGGATTCTCTTAACTGCAATATTGCGATCTGCGATGAAATCCACGCTTTTACCAAGCCTAAGCAGTACAACCTTTTTAAGGAAGCCATGAAAGCCTACACCAACAAGCTGCTGATAGGTATTTCCACGGCTGGCGATAACGAACAGGGCTTCCTTGGGCAGCGGCTGCAATACTGCCGAAAGGTGCTGGATGGCACCATCAAGGACGAACAATATTTTATCTTTATGTGCTGCGCCAATCCGGATGAGGAGGGAAATATCGACTATACCAATCCCCTGGTACATGAGATGGCCAATCCGGCCTATGGCGTTTCCATCCGGCCGGAGGAAATTCTAAACGATAGCTTGCAGGCGCAGAATGACCCGCAGCAGCGGAAAGATTTCTTCGCAAAGTCTCTCAATGTCTATACCGGGGCTATCAAGTCCTATTTCAACCTCGACGAATTCCGGCGAAGCGATGAAAAATACAACTGGACGCTGGGCGAGCTTTCCAAGCTCCCAATAGACTGGTATGGTGGTGCAGACCTCTCAAAAATGCACGACCTAACAGCGGCTGCGCTTTTTGGAAATTACAAAGGCGTGGATATCATCATCAGTCACGCTTGGTTCCCTGTGGTGCAGGCTCATGTTAAGGCAGACGAGGATGGTATACCGCTTTTCGGCTGGGCTGATGATGGACTTTTGACCATGTGCAACAGTCCAACCGTAAACCACGCCGATGTTGTCAACTGGTTTGTTACAATGCGAAAGCGCGGTTTCCGAATACGACAGGTGGGGCATGACCGTAAATTCTGCCGAGAGTATTTCATTGGCATGAAATCGGCTGGGTTTAACATTATCGACCAACCGCAGTATTTTTACAGGAAATCAGAAGGTTTCCGGCATATCGAGCAGAGCGCCAAAAATGGGACGCTGTACTATATGCATTCCGAAGCATATGAGTATTGTGTTGGGAATGTCTCGGCCGTCGAAAAGACAGACGACATGATCCAGTACGACAAGGTAAGACCGACAAACCGAATTGATGTGTTCGATGCCTCCGTATTCGCTACGGTGCGGTACTTGGAGGCTTTGGATAAATCTAAAGCAGGAAAGAAATGGTGGGGTGATAAATGAGCATAGCAAATTTTTTTGAGCGCTTCCGCTCTCGGGATAAGCCCCAAACGCGGAGCGCTGTATGCCTGTGTGATGGAACCGGCTGGAAAGACCTAACCTGTTCCGGCTATACAGACCTTGCGCACAACCCGGAAATCTGTGCCGCTGTTGATAGGATTGCGTCTTTAATTGGAAGTATGACAATCTATCTGATGCAAAACACCGATAGTGGAGATATCCGGGTTAAAAATGGGCTGTCTCGTGTGGTTGATATCGAGCCGAACAGCTACATGGGTCGGTCAAACTTTATCCAGTGGATCATCAAAACAATGCTGCTGGATGGCCGGGGGAACGCTGTAGTGCTCCCAAAGACCCGGAAGGGGCTGCTCCGGCGGCTTGACCCGATTCCGGCGGCGTTTGTAGCATTTGTACCGAATGGGGAACGGTATTATAGCATCGAAATATCTGGGCAACCCTATGACTCGAATGATGTGCTGCATTTTGCCATAAATCCGAGCAATTACTACCCATGGCAAGGCACTGGGTACAGCATTGCGCTGGCTGATGTGGCAAATAACCTCAAGCAAGCGGCGAAAACAGAAAATGGTTTCATGGCCAGTGAATGGAAACCGTCTCTTATCGTGAAGGTGGATTCGCTGACGGACGAGTTTTCTGACCCGGAGGGGCGTGCAAAGCTCCTTGGCGATTTTGTTGCAAGCAATAAAGCCGGGGAACCTTGGCTGATTCCTGCCGAGCAATTCTCGGTGGAACAGGTAAGGCCCCTTACTCTATCTGATCTTGCGCTGGCAGACTTCGTAAAACTGGATAAAACGACGGTGGCAACCATTCTTGGCGTGCCGCCTTTTGTTTTGGGCGTTGGCGAGTTCAAGCGAGATGAATGGAACAACTTTATTTCTTCCCGTATCATGCCGATTGCACAGATTTTGGAGCAGGAGTTTAGCCGAAAGCTGCTCGTATCTCCGGATTACTTTTTCCGCTTCAATGTCCGCTCCCTCTACAACTATTCCTTGGAGGAAACCATCAAAGCTGGCGCGGAAATGGTTGACCGCATGGCAATGACACGGAACGAGTGGCGCAGTTGGGTTGGGCTTACTCCGCACGAGGGAATGGATGAGCTTTTGGCCCTTGAAAACTACATTCCCGCGGACCGCCTTGGCGATCAGAAAAAACTAAACGGAGGAGGTGAGTAAATGGTAGGAGCAAGACAGGCAATCAGCCGCAGTGGCGAATTCAAAACCCGCGCTGCTGATGGAAACCTCTACATTGAGGGCTATTTCGCCACCTTTACCGGCGAATACCGGATGTGGGATAAAGCCATCGAGCGCATTGACCGAGGAGCATTTGATGGTACCCTCGGTGATGATATTCGGGCGCTGGTTAACCATGATACCACAATCGTGCTTGGCAGAACAACAGCTGGTACACTGACCCTCCGCGTTGACGATTTGGGCCTTTGGGGGTCCATCCTCATTAATCAAGCGGATCAGGATGCCATGAACGCCTATGAGCGTGTAAAGCGTGGGGATGTTTCCCAATGTTCTTTCGGCTTTGACATCCTTGACGAGGAAACCGAAATCCGGCCAGATGGCACAACCGTGTGGACTATTCGCAAAGTCAAACTGTATGAGGTATCGGTCGTTACCTTCCCGGCCTACGAGGACACCATGGTAGAGGCTCGGAAAAAAGACCTTGAAAAGATCAACGAGCGCAAGCTCGACCAATGGAGGGCCGAAGCCCTCAAAAAGCTAAGAAAGGAGTGCTGACATGGCACTGAAATCCATTATGATTGCCAAAAAGCTGGAACTGAAAAGAGCAGCTTTTGAGGCACTGGTAGCTAAAGACGCAGAATTTGCAACACGCTCCGCTGAAATCGAAAAAGCAATCGGCGAAGCTACCACCGATGAGGAGCAGCAGGCTGTTGAGGACGCCATGAACAAATTTACCGAGGAACAGGATGCCCACAACGCCGAAAAAGAAAAACTGTCCGCAGAAATCAAGGGCCTTGAGGAAGATTTGGAAAATGCCGAAAAGGATCCTCCCAAGGCTGAACCCAAAGCAGAAAAGAAAGACGAAAGGAATGATTTTACCATGAATACCATCAACATTCGCTCCCTCCCCATGAATGTGCGCGCCTTTGACGCTCTTCCCAAAGAGCAGCGTGACGCTATCGTAGCCCAGCCCGATGTGCAGACCTTCTTTGCGGAGCTTCGTAACGCTGCCCGCAGCAAGAGAGATATCACCGGTGGTGAGCTGACCATCCCTGTTGTATTCCTCGACCTCATTGCCGAGAATATGTATCGCTACTCCAAACTGATGCGTCGGGTCCGCATCCGCAATGTCAATGGCGAAGCCCGTCAGACCATTGCCGGTACTGTCCCCGAGGCCGTTTGGACTGAAATGTGCGGCGCCATCAATGAGCTGACCTTCAGCTTTAACCAGATCACTCTTGACGGCTTCAAGGTTGCCGGTTATGTTCCTGTTTGTAATTCCCTGCTGGAGGATAACGATGTAAACCTCGCCTCCTGGATCGTCGAGATGCTGTCCGAGGCTATCGGCCTTGCCAAGGATAAGGCCATCCTGTACGGCAAGGGCGCTGGTCAGAAGATGCCTCTTGGTATTGTGACGCGTCTGGCGCAGGAGAGCAAACCCAGCGATTACCCGGCCAATGCTCCTGCTTGGGTTGACCTGCACACCTCCAACATCATCACCATTCCCACCGCTTCCACCGGCGAGGCTTTCTGGGCTGCGCTGGCTGTTGCTGCTGGTAACACCTTCACCCGCTATTCCCGCGGCGAGCGCTTCTGGGCTATGAATAGCAAGACCCTGGCTACTCTGCAGTCCAAGGCAATCCTTGCTACCGCTTTGGGCCGGTATGTCACCTTTGACGGTATGACCATGCCCATCATCGGCGGTGATGTGGAAATCCTCGAATTTATCCCCGATGGCGACATCGTTGGCGGCTATGGCGACCTGTACCTGTGGGCGCAGCGCTCCGGCATGACCATCGAAGCATCCCGCGAGGTTCAGTTCATTCAGGACAACACCGTATTCCGCGGCAAAGAGCGTGCTGACGGTATGCCCGTTATCCCCGGCGCTTTTGTGGCGATCAACATTAACGGCGCTTCCGTAACCACCTCCATGACCTTTGCGGCTGATACCGCCAACAACGCCAAACTGTCCGCTCTGACCGTTGGAAACCTGTCCCTCAGCCCTGCTTTTGATGGCGATGTGCTGAGCTACACCGCTACCGCTTCCGCTGCGACTGCTGCAGTAAACGCCACTACCGAGGTTGCCGGTGCGCAGGTCGCTATTGCCTACAACAACGCCAATGTGAAGAACGGCGGCTCTGTTACCTGGCTGGCTGATGGCGCTGCCCATCCTCTGACCGTTACTGTCAAGAATGGCAACGAGACCGTTGTTTACACAGTCAATGTAACCAAGGCTTCCTAAAAGGGGGTTAAAGCATGACAGACGCTGATATCCTCGTGATCTTGAAGGTTGATTTGCAACTTTCCACAACAGCGCTTGACGATTACCTGTCGGCGTTGATCGCGTCTGCCAAGGAGTATATCGCTACCGAGGGAATCGTACTTTCCACCAGCACCGGTGATGCTATGCTGGTGGAGATGTACGCCGCCTACCTTTACCGGCAACGCCGGGAAAAGGTCGTAGCAATGCCCCGGATGCTCCGGTGGGCACTCAACAACCGGCTGTTTGAGCAAAAGGTGGGTGATTGATTTGGATGATCTCATTACATTAATCTCCCAAACCTTTGAGCAGAACGATATCGGGGTACAGATTGCCACAGAAACCACAACACAGGTCTGGGCGCGGCTGCAGTCCGCTACACGGGCGGAGTTCTATTCCGCCGGTCAAAACGGCTTGCAGCCGTCCCTTGTGGCGGTTACTCCTATCGCCAACTATGCTGGGCAGAAATTAGCCGAGTGGCGCGGCACACGCTATTCCATTTATCGCACCTATTTTGCAACAGGCAGCGATGAAATAGAGCTGTACCTTGAGGAAAAGGTGGGCAACGATGTCGAAAACGGTTAGACCGGATGAGTTGGCAACGGCAATCCTGTCCGAACTGAAAAACTATGACCAGGCCGTTACGAATGGCGTAAAAAAAGAGGTTCGGCAGGTGGCAAAGGAATGCCGCCAAGACATTGTGACCGGCAGCCCGGTACAGACCGGCGATTATAAGGCCGGTTGGCGTGACAAGGTCGCATATGAGAGCTACAGCGATATCCGTATGCGAATTTTCAACAAAACGGATTACCAGCTCACGCACTTGCTGGAACATGGTCACGCAGGCCCAGGCGGAACCGCAAAAGGCTCTGCCCGCCCATTCCCCCACATCGGCCCAGCGGAGCAAAAGGCAGAGCAGAAACTATTAACCCGTGTAAAGGTGGTGATTAAGAAAGGATGACACTGCAAGAGGTCAATTCCCTGTTAAAACAGACGAGGATGCCCGTAGCTTACGGTTACTTCAATAAGCCGCAAAAGTTACCGTATATCCTCTATCGCGTCTCCTACTCCAATAATTTTGGCGCTGACAATGTGGTGTATCACCCCATCAACCATATACAGGTTGAGCTTTACACAAAAGATAAAGACCTAACAGCAGAGGGCAAAGTCGAACAGGCTTTGTCCTCTCTGTTTTGGCAGAAGTCCGAGAGTTACATTGAGGATCAACAATGTAACCAAGTAGTTTATGAAATCGAGGTGTAAAAATGGCTGATAAAGTTAAATTCGGTATCTCGAATGTCCATTACGCTATCCTCGACGGGGAAAATAACACCTATGGCACTCCCGTAGCCATCCCCGGCGCAGTTAGCCTGTCTTTGGAGCCTTCCGGCGATACCACACCGTTTTATGCGGACAACATTCAGTATTTCGTAGCCGTGGCGAACAGCGGCTACACCGGCGATCTTGAAGTCGCCGTTTTCCCCGAGGCATTCCTCAAGGATGTTTTCGGGTACACTCTTGACACCACCAGCAAGGTGATGATCGAGAATGCAAACATTCAGCCCAAGTCTTTCGCCCTGCTGTTCCAAGAGGAGGGCGATGTGAACGGGACGAAGTTTGTTCTTTACAACTGCACCTGCACTCGGCCTACCCGTGAGCTGAACACCACGACCGAGAGCGTAGAGCCGCAGACGCAAACCGTCAGCATCACCGCTTCCCCGCTGGCAAACGGCAACTCCATTGCCTACACTACGGCGGAGACCCCGGAGGCGACCGTGAACGGCTGGTACACCGCCGTATTCACTCCGACGACTGGAGGCTGAAATGAACAAAGTAATCGAGATCGACGGAAAAAGCGTAGGGTTGTGCGCTAATGCGCTGACCCCACGCATCTACCGCCATAAAGTGGGTCGGGATATTGTCCGTGACCTGCAAAAGCTACAAACGGCAGCGACATCCGAGGACGGGTCTTTTTCCGTAAGCGATCTTGAAATCTTTGAAGATGTCGCTTTTATCATGGCTCGGCAATATGATGGGTCCATCCCGGACAATGTTGACGAGTGGCTGGAGCAGTTTGAGATGTTTTCCATCTATAAAGTGCTCCCTGCCATTTTGGAGCTTTGGAGCCTGAACAACAAGACTACCGCTGTTCCAAAAAAAAAATAAAACAAACCGTGCGTGAGCCTACCGGGTCAACCTTTATGCTCCGCTGCGCTGAACTCGGGTTATCCGATGAAGCGCTGGAGGACATGACATGCGGAATGGTCTATGATTTGATGATTGAAAAGGCCAACGACGCAGAACAGTATGCCATAAAGGGCAGACCCGGCGGCTTGCGTGATTTCTTCGCAGGAGGTGGTAAGATTGGCTGAAAATGTTAAAGGCATCGTTGTTGAAATCGGCGGCGATACAAAGGGATTGTCGAAAGCGATCAGCTCGCTGAACAGCGAAATCCGTGGGACACAATCGGAGCTTAATAAAGTCAATCGCCTGCTGAAACTCGACCCGACCAATATTGACCTGCTCAAGCAAAAGGAGAAGTTGCTCGGGGAACAAATCAAAAATACAGAAAACAAGGTTGAAAGCCTCCGAAACGCCAAAAAGAAAGCGGATCAGGAAATGGCGGACGGCACGGAGATCAACCAAAAACAATACCGTGAGTTAGTCCGGGAACTGACCAGCGCCGAACTAAAGCTGAAAGACCTACAGGCCGAAGCGTCCAGGAGCCGTGCGGCACTTGCACAGGTTTCAGCAGTTACCGGCGAAATAGCAGAAAAGTCCGGGAACATTGCAAAGAAGTTTGCACCGGCATCTTTGGCCTTTGCAGGCGCAGGAGTGGCAGCCACAAAAGCGGCTGTAGAATTTGAAAGCGCCTTTGCTGGCGTTGAAAAAACAGTAGACGGCACTACAGAGCAGCTTGCGGCACTCCGGCAGGGCATATTGGACATGGCAGAAGAAATTCCTGCGTCCACTACGGAGATTGCGGCGGTTGCGGAAGCTGCTGGACAGTTGGGTATTGCCACCGATGATGTACTTGACTTTACCCGCGTTATGATCGACTTGGGTGAAGCAACCAACCTTTCCGCTGATGAAGCTGCCTCTGCACTTGCCAAATTTGCCAACATTACCGGAACGACCGCTGATGAATACTCCAAACTCGGCAGTACCATCGTTGACCTTGGCAATAACTTTGCCACAACAGAGCGCGATATTGTTGAGATGGCTACACGCCTTGCGTCTGCTGGTACAGTTGCCGGGTTGTCCGAACAGGATATCCTTGCATTGTCTACCGCAATGTCCTCGGTTGGCATCAACGCAGAGGCAGGCGGTACGGCAATGACCCAAACAATGACCGCAATAAGCAAGGCTGTGTCTGCTGGCGGTGATGATCTTGAAACATTCGCAAAGATCGCTGGTGTATCTGCTTCTGAATTCGCAGATATGTGGGGCAATGAACCGATAGACGCAATCAGTGCTTTCATCGGCGGGCTTGGGAAGATGAACGAAAATGGAGAGGACACAATCTCCGTATTGGATGAATTGGGGCTCTCCGGGATTCGCCAGTCAAATATGCTTCGTGCGTTAGCCCTTGCGTCCGATGTATTGGACGATGCTGTTACAACCGCAAATACTGCATGGGACGAAAATATCGCCCTCTCCAACGAGGCAAGCAAAAGATACGCAACGACCGAAAGCCAGATGAAAATACTCCGAAACGGGCTCAATAACTTGGCGATTTCCATCGGTGATATCCTGCTGCCGATTATCAATAAAATCGTCGCAGGGCTTCAAAATGCAATCGATTGGTTTTCAAACCTCGACGATGGGGTCAAAAAGACGATCCTTATTGTCGGCGGTCTTATTGCGGCGATTTCCCCGATTGCAGGTATTATTTCAGGAATTGCCGGAGCCATCAGTTTTATAACTGGAACGGTTATCCCGGTGCTGATAACGGCCATAAATTTCATAATTGCAAATCCTATCGTGCTACTCATAGCGGCCATTGTAGGACTTGTTGCGCTGATTGCAACAAAGGGCGACGAGATACAGTCCATCCTCCAGCGTGTGGATGATTTCTTGCAGGGCGTATTTACGACGGATTGGTCGGAATCGTTTGGAGTATTGGGGGAAATCTTAAATTTCTTCTTCTCAACAGTAAAATCCATTTGGGATTCCATAAAGGCCGTTTTTGACGGTATTATCGATTTTGTTCGTGGCGTTTTTACTGGAGATTGGGAAAGAGCATGGACGGGTGTTCAGGAAATCTTTAAGGGCATCTTTACGGCGCTTGTTGCCATTGCAAAAGCGCCCCTTAACGGCATCATTGCACTAATCAACATGGTCATTGACGCAATCAACTGGATGATAAACGGTCTGAATAAGATCCACTTTGATGTCCCTGACTGGGTTCCTGTTTTGGGCGGTAAGTCCCTCGGATTTAATATTCCGACCATCGGGAAAATTGCTTATCTTGCCAAGGGCGGAGTTTTGTCCTCCGGCAGCGCCATCGTCGGCGAAGCCGGGCCGGAGCTGCTTACCATGGCCGGTGGCCGTGCCCATGTTATGCCGCTGAACGGAAACGACCGTGGCGGCATCACCATCGAAATGAACAACACATTTAACGGCTACGATAACGCAGCCGGTGAAGCTGCCGCAAGGAACTTGGTACAGGCGGTCAACCGTGCGCTTGGGAGGGCTTACTGATGAGAAAATTTAAGCTCAAGAACGGTGTCGGCGCCGAATGGGATTTGATGGACAAAACGGCGTACTTCAATGCGCCGGGTGGATTAGGCTTTGGCAAAACCTACTCCACCATCCAAGCCGGAAGCGCATGGCTGGTATCGGATGAATTCCTTAACCAGTATGCCGTGACAGGCGAAATGATATTCTTCGACTATTCCCGGTATCAGGCGTTTATTTCGTTCGTGACAAAAGGCCCGCTTTACCTGATGTATTCCCCGCTGGACACATGGTACAAAATCAAGTGCGAAGTGCAGTCTGCGGATAAGTCGGAGCTGAAATCCGGCTATTTGGCAGTACCGATTACATTCCTCTGCTTCGGGACTTGGCATGAAGCTGTTAAGGTAACGCAAAGCCAAGCGCCAGACCAAGGGATTAAAAGGTACAGCTATACTTATCCTTATTATTACGCAGAGACAGCAACAGGAACTGCAAAAATAAGAAACGGGGATTTGGCATCTCCGTGCAAGCTGCAAATCTTTGGCCCGGTCGTCAATCCTGCTTGGGCGCTTATCAAGGCTGGTACCCGTGTAGCGGTCGGAAAAGTAACCGCCACAATCCCTGACGGCCACAAACTCGTTGTTGATGCTGACCCTGCAACAATGGAGATTGCCGAGTATGCGCTGGACGGGACATACATCCAAAACCTGTACCAGTCCAGCGACTTTTCGACCGGAAGATTTATCTATGCTCCGCCGGGAGAAAGCACTTTGACATTTTCGCACGACGGCACATCGGATATAACAGCATATGTGGAGGTGGAAAAACTTGCGTACTCTGTTTAAGTGTGAAGTGTTCGCTCGTGATTATACTTTCCGCAGCTTTGCGCCGATTGAAAGCCCGGAGATACAGTTTGACTACCTAACGGCGGAAAAAACCACTCTACGGGCGGTTAAAATCGATGCAAAGAAAGGCGATTTTATCAGCGTGACCGACCAAAACGGCGTTGTAGCCTATCAGGGGATCGTGGATGATGTCGAAACCGACAAAACAGGCGTGACCATCTCTGCACAGCCATTGATGGCGCTGTTTGATGTTGATGTGCATTTTGACCGCACCACATCCTCCAAAATAGAGCAGTTTATCGCCGGTATCATAACGGACAATTTCATTTCCTCCCATGATGCATTACAAAACATCACCGGCATGACGGTGGAAACGACCTCCGAGACCACCGGAGCGCTGAACCTCAAGGATAACATCCACAGCTTTTACGAGATCATTACCAAATCCTTGACGGCTTACGGCATAGCCATAAACATGGCCTTTGACCCGCAGAATAAGGCTATTACCGTTACGGTTGGAAAGGTAAGTGAAAGCGCTGTCATCGAAGCAAGCCTACAAGCCATTGTGGATAAAAATATTATCATTGGCGACAGCTCCGGCCAGCTGAACAAGGTGACCATCTACAACAAAGCGGATGAAACGCAGAATGTTACCTATTATCTGCACCCAAACGGAAAGGTTGACACCAACAATTCCGACCGGATTACGCCGGTATTCTTCGCAGCGCAGTTTTTGGAGACCGATGTGGACTTTGATACCGCAGCTTATCAAAAGGCATACGAAGCACTCACTCCGCAGCAGTATGACAACATGATTGAGCTGACTGCCCGCAACGACTGCGGCGTGCTTGATACCTCTATGGCCATTGGTACAGAGGTGCTTGTAATTGACGGAGACAGCAGTTACAAATCCATCCTTACCGGCTATACCCGGTCACAGGATATCACAAAAATGACCTTTGGCGTTGTCCGCGCCGATTTGACCAAAATCCTAATCCTTGAAAGGAGGGCAAACGCATGATAACGCTACTCCAATATAACGCATCTATTGTTACCCCTACCGATGATGCTTACCTGTATAATCACATCATCAACGACAGCGGTATATTTACCGGCGTTGAGGTAACAACACAGGGCGGAAACATCATCAATGTTTCGGATGGCCGCGGAATTATCCTCGGCCGAAACTTTGTGGTAGAAGCGCAGACCATCAATGCTACGCTCCCGACCAGCGGCTCCGTCCCCGGTCGATTGCTTATCCAAATTGACATGGCAAACACCGAAGCACCGATTGCTTTTGTTACGCAGGCGCAAGACCCGCTCCCCGCACTCGTGCAGGAGGACATCAATGCAAGCGGTACGGTGTATCAGCTGCCGATAGCAACTTTTACGGCACAGCCGACGATGGTTTCCGATTTACAGTATGTTGCGCACACCATCAGCCCCGGTACTGTTTCGAGCTTTAACGGCCGCACCGGAGCGGTGACACCGCAAACCGGCGATTACACCGGCAGCCAAATCAAAATCCCCGGCTACAAGCAGGCAACCTCCCGGCAGAATGTAACCGCAACAGACACGGTAACGCAGGCCATCGGTAAAATGGAGTACAAAATAAACCGCACTTTTGTGGTTAAGCAAATCTCCCTCCCTGCCGCATCTTGGATGGGCGCAGAAAGTCCGTACAGCCAAACCGTTACCATCAGCGGTATTACAGTCAACAGCAAGGTAGACATCCAAATGGACGCAACAGCCCTCGGTGTACTCATCGACAGCGGCACCAGCGCTATCTGGATTGAAAACAACAATGGCACCCTTACCGCAAAAGCGCTTGGAGAGAAGCCCAACGCCAATCTTTCGGTTCAGGTGACCATCACGGAGGTAACTGCATGAGCGTAATTTACGGCAATCCAATTATTGCAGGTGGTGGCGGCCTTGAGCTTGTGGCAAATGTCGCTGACGGGGCGACCGTTACTGCTACTCTTGGCAGTAAGACAGTAACAGGCGTTTCTGTTGGTGGTCAGGCTCGGCTTAAAATTCCACAGGAGGGCAAATGGACGGTTTCCGCAACAAGCGGAGCACTTGTATCTGCACCACAGGAAATCATCGTCCCTGCCACAGTTGATATTGCATTGGTGATGCAGGAGCTGAACGATAACAGCTGGGCAGCCATCAAGCAAGTGTCTGACGCAAACATGGGAGCAAACTTCTGGTCAGTTGGTGACTGCAAAGAAGTGACCATGAACGGCAAAGTTTCCAATGGTCTTACGCTTACCAACTATTCTGCTTGGGTGTTTATCATTGGCTTTAATCACAACTCAGAGCGTGAGGGAAATGGCATAGCATTTCAGGGATTCAAAGCTACAAAGAACGGTACGCCTGTATGTTTGGTCGATAGTCGATACAACAACCAATGTAGCAGCGTGTGGTTCTGTATGAATGCTTCTTCGGCAAGTGGTTCGACAACAAGTGCCGGGGGTTGGGCGTCTTGTGGCATGAGGAATGACATTATGCCACTTATTAAAGCAGCTTTCCCGTCTGACCTTCAAACCGTTATTAAGACCAGCACTATTTATACCGATAATACAGGAAGCGGCATTGCTGCTGTAGTACCAACTGCTACGAAGGATGATGTGTTCCTACTTGCGGAATATGAAGTATTCGGGACAAGAACCCATGCCTCAACGCTGGAGCCGAACTATCTTAAACAATACAGCTATTACTCTGCGGGAAACAGCAAGGTAATGTATCGGCATAATGCTACTGATACTGATGTTCGTTGGTGGGAGCGTTCTCCCGCATCCAGCTACTCCAACAGTTTCTGTACTGTCGTCGCCAACGGCAGTGCCAACTATTACAACGCCTCAATTTCGCAGGGCGTGTCCACCGCTTTCAAGGTATAACATATGGACTATATTTGTTTTAACCGTTTTAAGCAAAATGCCTTGTGTGGTGAAGTAAACATTCCGTATGGCACAAAGCTTGATGAAACCAACAATGTAATCAGCCACCGCGGGAATCCCATTTGCTATATAAAAAGCCAAAACGCCTATGACTATTTTGCAAGGAATGATGATGGTAAAGGCTTGGAGCGTGGGAAACTAACAGCAGAAATAATCAAGCTGCTGAATAACCGCACAGACGGAAAGTACCAAGACCGATGGGATAGGATTTGGGATGATTTATCCTTGCTGAAATACAAACGCCCCGAACACGATGACTATTGGTTGTGGAACTATGATTTTTTCAATGCTTCGATTGAGGAGCTTAACAGAATTAAATCCATGATACTGGAGGTGTGACAATGTATAAAATCAAGGCAGAAGGCAAGGAATACTATTCCGACACCTTGGTATATGTGAAGAAGGCACCAAACGGATGCTATGTTCCTTGTTTGGCAGAGGAAGCGGAGTATGTTGTCGGGAAAGTACCGGAAGATACCATTTTCGAAAACGCTGAAATAGAAAATTTCGATGGTGGTTCCATGGCGTCCGATATGCAGGAAGCCTTAAACATTATGGGGGTGAACTAAATGGGCTACTATACAGAAAAAGCCAAAGAAGTAAAAGCAAAGCAGGAAGCAGAGCTGGAACAGCTGAAAGCAGCTTTGCAAACCCTTGGCGTAGAGACCGAAGAAAAGGAGGAAACAGCCAATGCGAAATGACATCTTAGAGCAGGCGCAGGAAATCCGGACGAGCATCGACAGCGTGACCGGCACCATGGCAGATGCTGATGCAGCAAAGAACCCTATGCTGTTCCTGCCATGGGAGACTGATACCAAGTATGCGTTGGGTGACCGCAGACGGCACGATGGCAAGGTATACAAGTGCTTGCAGGCTCACACCTCACAGGCAGGCTGGGAACCTCCGGCCGTTCCTGCCCTGTGGGTAGTCGTCAATGTCAGTTCTCCCGGCACGATTGATGATCCCATCCCGGCATCGAAGGGCATGGAATACGAGTACGGCAAATACTACCTCGACCCGGAGGACAAGAAAACCTACCTCTGCAAGCGTTTGAATGAAACAGGCACCATCGTGCTGTATTACCTGCCGCATGAACTTATAGGCCAGTATTTTGAGGAGGTAACCTAATGGATATTTTCCTCCCCAAAGATGTGCATGAAGAATTCGCCAGGCGCATGGAGGATGAAAACCGGCGGCAGAACCACCGGATTGACAACCTAGAAAACAGCGTGAAAGCCTTTGGCGAGATCGCCAACAGTGTAAACCGCTTAGCCACCAACATGGAGACCATGACAACCGAATTAAGCCGACAGGGCGAACGCCTTGAGACGCTGGAAAGAAAGCCGGGGGACAACTGGAACGCTGTCCTCCGGTCTATTTTAACCGGTATCGGCGCAGCTATTGCTGTTGCCGTTGTCGCTGTAATCGCCAATAACCTCGTAAAGTAAAGGAGAATGGAAATGAACGAATTTGTAACTTGGCAGACCCTTGGCACCTATGCTGGCGCTGTAATGATGGTCACAATCATTACCCAGTTCCTCAAGCAGACCCCCATCAAGAACATCAACACCCAGCTGCTTGCTTACATCATCTCTGTGGCCATCCTCATCGGAGCCGAAGCCTTTAACGGCTCTGCTCTGACGGTACAGGGCGTGGTGCTGTGTCTGCTCAATGCGGTTATCGTGGCCTTGGCTGCCGGTGGTACTTATGATGCTGCGACTACCGGCATGGTCAAACACACTGATGCGGCTATTTTGGATGCCGAAGGAAAGGGGGAAGCCTAATGGCTTTCCTCTCTCCCGATAATGTACGCTATGATAACGGCGTAAAAATCTGTGAAAAGCTTATTCCTGATAGCGCCGTATGGAACCGAGACTATACCGAGGCCGGTTATACATACCGCAAAGGAACGCAGTACAAGGCAAACCGGGCGTTATCCGCCATTAACGGTGTGACTATTCACAATACTGGTCGGATTAAAGTCCCCAGCGGTACCACAATGGCGGAGCAGTACACCCGCGCGACCTACCCGAACTGCAATATGGGATCCGTTCGTGTCCACTACTATGTGGACGAGAACGAAGCATGGCAGAACCTTGACGAGGGCGAGGTCGGCTGGCACGCTGCTGATGGAAACTATGGCCCTGGAAATTCCACCACGATTGCCATCGAGATTATTATGGACGGAACCAACGCTGAATACAATAAAAAGGCGGAGGACAACGGAGCCAGACTGTGCGCAGCTATTCTAAAGCGTCATGGTTTGGACGAGAACGCCGTCTATCAGCACCATGACTGGTACGCAAGGAAAGATTGCCCTGCGTATATTAGACCTCACTGGGGCGCGTTTTTGGCGTTGGTGCGGCAGTATCTCAATGACGATACGCAGGTGCTGAGCGATTATGATAAGCTGGTCGCCGAGCTGGAAGACATCAAAGAAAAATACAGAAACGAACACGCCAGCGCGCAGGCGTTGCGTGGGAGAATTTTAGCCGCTGTGGAGCAGTACGATACGGTGGCAAAATAACTCACTTTGCAACTCACTTTTGTTCCGAAAGTGAGTTTTTCATGCTTTTTTCAGCGGAATGAAAGTCGGAAAAACCGCTTGATTCCTACACTTTACAGCAATAACATAATTTTGCGTGTGGGTTCAAGTCCCATCT